AACGCAAACTTACCTGACATGTTCATAGTATAAATTTGATTAGGAACAAAATATAAAAATATGCGTGATCCACCTTTTTCTCGCTCGACACGATAACAGTAGGGTAGGCTTTGAACATCATCAATACGAGGTTGCGAGAAATATTCTTTCCGAGTAAATTCTTGTAAGCTGTAACGAACTTGATTGATATTGAACGTCAATGAATCAACGTACAGTAAGTTTTCAATAAAATATTCTTCTTGACCTTGAACAGTATCAAATGTAAATCGGTCAAAATAAGGGATTAATCTTAAGTCTGTGCTCTTGTAGTCAAGCTCAGCATTAAGTAGATGTAAACCGTCTGTGATTTGCTCGCCAGTAACTACTTGTAGTCCTCTCGAAACAACTTGGGACAAGTAGTATGACCGTGTGATTAACTCTAACGCTGTATAAGCCATACTATTTGCCCCTTGTTTACTTAGATAAAGAACTCATAACCTGCAACATTAATAGCAACCGCATCTCCACCGCCGGCAGACCACAAATATTCGAGCGCAGGTGCGCCAGCGTTTAATCCTGCTAACACATAAGCAGTATCTCGCAATACAACAGATGTTACCTGAGAAGTTGCTTGATACATGTCGCCAACAGCACCGAAAGTTTTCAATGTCAATGTACGACTAGCAGCCGCAGGAGTCATTGCATACTTAACCCATACCGGCGTGTTTTGAACGGCAGGAACAAATGTTGTTAACACAACTTCTGTGTCTGTTGTTGCAGCACCCGCAGTAATTGCAGTTGCGATAGGCGCATCATACATAAATGTACGTCGTCCATCATTGCCAGCTGTCCAATAGCCTAAAAGGATATCAGATGTTGCGTCAGTTCGAACGTAGCCCAATAAAGCAAAAGCACTGTATCCAAATGGCATGACAGGAGCCGTAGAAGACAATGAGAACATAGCACCGGTTGCTTGTTGTGTGACAGGGTCAGCGACCAAGTGAACCGCGTACAACGTATTCGCTGCAACAGTTCCTGTATCTAAGCCGTTAAGACCGCTATTAACAATGCTTGGGCTTAATACAGAATCACTTTCCAACTGGTATACGCCGGTTGAATCCAAAATAGAACCAACGGAAATATCAATTATTTCATCTGGCGTAACAGTATCATTGCTAATTTGTAAACCGTTTACGTATTTCCAGGGTTGTTGACCGTATTGTACTGATGTAACTGGCATAATTATGTCCTCTTAATTCGGGTTATTTTTGTTATGATCGACATACTCAGTACACCGTGGGGCATACTGAGAGCATCATATAATGACTTAAAGCGGAAACGCATAACGCAAGCTATTCTCAGCCACCAACGAGCTTCCCCAAAAACAATCACGGACATATGAACGGTTGTTTTGCCCGAACTGCACCCCAAAATAATGTCTAATCGATGCGCCAGAATCTGGGTCAGTCATATTAGAGGTGGTGAATGGTGATTGGTCAGGAAGACGCGGCATTGCTAAATAAAATTGGTCGCCAGACATCAATATACCAGCGCGGTGGCTTGGCAATGGAGTTACTGTCATACCAGCTTGGATAGCGTTATTTAAGTTCTGGTTTGCGTTTTGCGCCCACACTAAGCCAACGCTATTGATTGTTTGAATCTGAACAGTAACAGTACCGCCAACAGTAGCAGCATCAGCAATCGCACGGAACTGAACAGGTTGCTGTGACACTTGATGACCAATAAATGTCAAGAAGCGCATGTTTGGTTTGCCACTTACACCGTCATTAAATTGGAATAAATCACCCGCTTTAATAGCGTTAGCGTCAGTACCAGTTGTAGGCTCGGTGAATGTAATTGTTGTTACGTTAGCGCCGGTAGGATCATTAGTAGAAACCACTGTCATAACATTGTTAGGAGCAGCAGCGTTACCAATTGTTCCCGAAACGTGAGTCGGCAGCAAGTTTGATTCGTACCAATCGGTATTAGCAAATTTTCCCAGCTCCCATGACATTGCAGTTTCGTTGTTTCGTGTCATTGCAAATTGATTTAAGCCAGTACCAACGATTGCAGGAATGTTTGCAACAGGTAATATTGCGCACATTTTATGAGATGCAGCACCGAAATCTTCAAAGTTTGCAACAGACTGAGCTAATTGCGTAAATGAATTAATCGGTGTAACGCCATCGCCGTAAAATCGAAAAGGCCCGCTATTAACTTGTTTGCCTTGGAAATTAGAATTTTGTGGATCGTTTACAGTAACACCGGAAATGAAGTTGCGTAGAATGTCGCCTTCAATTGATGTACCTAATTCTTTCACCGCAGCCATACCAAATCTGTCCATGTAATCACGAACGTTTAAAATGAATTGTTGGTCTGTATATGCTGCTGAAACGTTAGCTGCTTGAGAGCAAACTAAAGATTGCACGCGCTGTGTTGATGGTTGCTCGGTGATAACAAGACCCGCATAAGACTGGTAGCGCGGTGTTGTATCAAATGTAACTGTATCACCTAAATTTGCTGTTAAATCGTTAAAGTTTTTAAACTTTTTGTTTGCAATATTGATACCAACAAATGAGTTTAATAGCCAAGCTAACTCAGCTTTTTGATAAGTCTGTACGTTCTGTAAAATATTTACCGGCACTGTCATAATATATGCTCCAAAAAATAATAATCGGAGATAACAGCAATAAACAATGCCTAGGTTTTACTAACGAAACATTTTTCGGAAGTCTTGAACCGACATTGCACTGTTATCCATTCCTGCATTTGAAGGCTTTAATTGTGACATCGGGTCTTGAGCTTGTTTTTCTTGAGCAAGTGCTTCTTGATTTGTTCGAATAGAATTACTTAATTCAGTCATGGCTCTTTTTGCTAACGTTGGCTGAGTATACTGTAAGGTCAATAGATTCGCCATTTTCATAGGGTTATCTAGCAGCTCTTTCATAATGTCGCCCGTGTTTTCCATGTCGTTAGCTAAACTAACGAGTGGTGCCATGCTGTTGTAATCCAAATCATTTAGCTTTGCTTCAAGTCCAGGGTATTTAGCTTCTGCTGCTTGCATTTTGTTAACAAAACTATTAACCATCTGTTCGGTTTTTAGGTTATTAACATGCTCTTGCAGCATCTGTGGAGCTTTTTCTGCAATCATGCGTTCAATGTCGGCTGCGGATAATTGAGCCATCCCACCCATAGATTGCGGTGCTTGTGCTTGCTGCACAGGAGCTTGTTCTTGTTGCATTTGTTGCTGTTGAAGTTCCATGATTGCCTCTTGTTTGCCTTTTTCGAATGCTTTCAGACGTTCACGCTCCACAATCTTTGACACAATGGTTTTAGACAGCATGTCATTATTTGCTTGCGATTCCGCTTGAGTTTCTAAATCAGGACTAACACCCTGTTCAACAATCTCATTCATTTCAGTCATCTTAATACCTTCTATTTGACTTTGTGTCGGTGTCACCGTAAATTTATGACAATGCATTACGTGCAAAGATTCGGCCTGTTTATCGTTCAGCGACGTATTTTATATTTTAGCCGCTGCATTAAAAATCGTGGGTAGTCAATGCAGCGATTAGCTTAATTATTAACTTAATTGCTTAGTTCGTCAATAGTCAGTATTTTAGTATTTTTTACTTGCATGACTTTACCGCTTTTTTAACCATTTTTGCATCTTGCTTTTTGTCTTTCATTTCTGACTTCTTAATTTCCTTTTTAATTAATTTTTTATCCATTGCTGCGTCAATATGTTTTTTCATGGTTAGTCCTTAACAAGGTTTTTGTCGGTCATACAGCTCAGACACAATCTTTTCGCGTTGCTGAGTAGTGGCTCCGTCGGTGTGTTTATACATCTCGCTGATTATCTTTTCGCGACTGTACCCGTCACGCTCAAGCTTTGCAACTCCACCCTTGCGCTCCAAATCATTAATCGTTATCTTGTACTTTGGCATACTTTTCTCCCCTTACATTGCTGCGTACATATTCATCATAAAAGCCAGTTCGGCTTTTTGGTACGTTTTGACTGCATATAAAGCTCTTGGCGGTTGGCGAAAATAAAAACCTCGCAGGGAAATTATTTTTCTCAAATATAGCAAAATCTTGCGTTTTCCTATTTTTTTTTGCAATCTACTCAGTAACATTTTTTGCTTCTCCTATTTTATGCTTTAACTCATGAGTCGCTAAATTATCATGATGTTGCCTCGATTGTATTTCGGCAAGCTTTGTTGCTGCCTCAAGACTGTGCACTTCTAGACTAGTTTGGCTCTCCTCCAAACGAACCGCGCTATCAATTTGCATTTGCGATACTTTGGCTTCTGACTCGAACAGTTTTGCATCATTCAATACTTTTTCGTTAGCAACTTTTGCAATCGCTATCTGGTTTTCAATTTCTTTCTGTTGTTGCTCCATCTGCAACTTCATTGCTTCAAGCTGCATTTTCATTTTATCAATTTCATTTTGTGATTGTACTTTCGCCATGTCGGCTTGAGCTTTAATCATGCGAGGGTCATTTTGCGCGGCTTGCTGCGCCATTTGCATCTGCTGTTGTTGTTGTTGTGCTTGCAGCCATTGCGGAACAGCTTCTTGTAGCTCATCTGCGCCGTACACTG